TGGCGCGCCGCCTGGTTGTATGTTGCGGTGCCAAAATTCCACGGGCCCTGAACTGCCGACCCGCCGATCGTCTGCCCGTTCACAACGTAACGTTGAGCCGACCAGCGGGCGATGGATGCCAGAATCTGAAATCCCGGATAATCCGGCGTCATGTGCAGCCCGCCGAGTAGCTGGCCGATTGTTTCACGGGTTACCCCCAGCTTGTCCCCGATGCGCGTCGCCAGGCGCTCGACCACAAAATCGGCGAGCTGGCCGTCGCGCTCGCGCAGCGCGAGATCCGTCAGGCGGTTGGCGCTATCAGCTACGGCGTAAAACAGCTCCTCCTCGCCAGCGGCGAAAGAGTCTTTTTTATTCATCCCGAGGCGCTGGCGGATCATCTGCTCGGCCCACGGTGACGGGCCGCCGTCAACGTCAGAAACCCCGATCCACGTCTGGCGGCCGTCACGGTCGCGAACGCAATAAATCAGGCCGGTCCCGCTTTTCGCCGTCTGGATAACGTCCTCGAATTTATACGCATCCAGCTTGCCACGGTTGGCCGCGTCGAGCTGGTTAAAGGATTTCTGGTTAGGCGTCGACTGTAAAACCGTGTAACCCTGCTCGCTCGTTTTCAGGTAGTAAGTAAAGCCATAGTTAGCCGTGGCAATTCCTACCACTCGATAAAGGTCGCCGACAGCGACGGCGGCCTGTCCCGCTGAAATAGACGTAAACGTCCGCGCGTTGTTGATTGTGTCCATTTCCTGCCGCGCAGCGATAGCGCCATCGCGGGCCGATTCTGTCTGTGATAACACTTCACGCTGATCGAGGAACTGGATCCGGATAGGCGGGCCATCGAGCGGGCCGATACCGAAAATAACCGTATATTCGCCATCGGCTGCGGCAAAGCTCGCGATGCCGTCAGCGTTGGCTTTAAACGGGTTTGTCAGTTTGTTGCCGTTGGCGTCGTAAACAGGATCAGCGAGTAATCCGGACGGGTAGGCTAATAACCGGACGGACGCATTAGGCACAATTGAGCCGTTAGCGTCCTGCACGGTGTAGGTTTTTAATTCCACGTTGATCCCCTTACTTTGGTTTTGTCGTGTTGTTGTTGGCGAGGTTGAACTCGTTAGCGAAAACGGTCGGATTATGGAATCCGGTCACCCTGATCAGGTGGCCCGTCCGGAGGTTTGACACGGCGAAAGCCTGGCTCTCGTTTTTCACAGAGATCCGAACCGTCTGCATGTGAGAACGTAGGTTTTTCTTTGTGTTGATAATGTCGAGGATCCGGTCGAGCTTCTCCTGATCGAGCGTGTCCTCTTTCACGTCGAGCCACAAAACATAGGTATACGGCTCGCCCTCCGGTATCTGGTTAAACCATTCCTGAATGCGGATAGTCACGCCCAGCGCGATCAGGTTGCTTTCTACGGCCGCCAGCGTCCCTTTGATTTTCTGTGAGACCGGCGCGTCGGCGATTACCGCGCGCTTTTGCTCGACGCTCCAGTTTTTGTCCCAATTATCCACAGACAGCGCCCACGCCAGCCACGGGAGGACCTGCTCCGGCGCTTTCCACGGGCTCCAGACTTCGGAGACCGGGATCGGGATGCTGGTCATACGGGATCCCACGAGCGAGAGCTTTCGCTCGGTGCTGGTGGCGTTGCTCGGGAGCAGGTCTTTAGACATAGCTCGCCCCCTGAACGACATTAATCGCCGTCATATAAGCCGCCTCGCCCTCGTCGATAACGACGTCGGCCGTCGGTGCCTTGAGCGTTACTTTCTGCACGCCTGCCTGATGCAACGCGGCATAAATGCCGGACAGCGTCACGTCGTAACCGATTTTGCGTTGCTCCTCGGCGTAGGCTTTCATCGCGGCGATCGAGTTAGCGAGAACCACCTCGGGATCCGGGCCGTCGTAAATCGACAGCTCGGCGTCGATGGTGTAGGGGACAATATTCGCGCTTAACACGGTGACTTTATCCGTCATTGGCCGGACGTCTTTCGGCGTCAGCGCCGCGCGCACTTTGTTTAACAGCGCTTCGCCCGCTTTGCCGTCGCCGTCGCGCGAGAGGATGTAAACGACAACGGAGCCCGGCGTCGGGCTCACTGGCTGCACGTCTTTTACTTTCCCGTCGGCGTTTTTGGCGTGGAAAATATAGGAGCCCTCGGAGCCTGCAGTCGTATAGCCCTCGGGCGCTAACTGGATGCGCGCGCGGAAATCGTCGTCGCTCTCCTCGATTTCAGGCGTCGGCGGGATTGTTGTCGGATCCTCCTCCTGGATAATAAAACGCGTCAGTCCGACATTAGCGCCAATCTGATCGAGGTCCGAGCCTTTGGCATAAGCCAGCATAACGGAGCGCGCCGCGTCGTTAATGCGCTGGCGGACCAGCATTTCGCGGTATGCGTAAACCTCGATAACTTTCATCCCCGGATCGCTCTCGAGGTATGCGTCGTAACCGGTGCCGTCGCTATTGGCGCGCATCCACGCCACGCACTCGGCGAGAATGTCCTCATAACTCAGCGACTCCACCACCTGCGGCGGCGGGAGCTGTGAGAGGTTTACCGCTGTGAATTGCTGCGCCATTTACTTGATCCTTATGCCATCAAGAGTGATTGATTTCCCTTCCGGGAGGTACTCGCCGACGATTTGAAAAATGATCCGGCCCTCGCTGATCTCAGTTGGCCGGATTTGCGTCACGTTGAGCCGAGGCTCCCAGCGACTCAGCGCGTCGGCCGACTCCGCTATCATTTCGAGGATGATCTCCCGGTTTAGCGGCGCGTCCACCAGTCGCGGGAGGTTTGAACCATAATCACGCCTCATTATGCGCGTGCCCTTCGGCGTGGTGAGAATGTCCTCGATTGACTGTTTCAGGTGCGCCAGCCCGGAGAGAGCTTTCCCGGTTTTCTTGTCGATGCCTATCATAATTGCCTGCTCCTCTCGTTTACCATGTGCGGGCTGTCATTAGCCGCGCGCCGGTCCGACGTCGTTCCCGTCGCCTTGCTCTTTGTGGGTATGAGATTTAAGGCCCACGCCGTCCGCTTTCACGTCGCCGCCGGATACGGACACGGATCCGGAGAACGTCGCCACAGCCCCGCCAGACCCACCAGAAACCGCCATCCCGCCCTGCCCGATAATCTGTTTCATTACCTGAACAACGCCCGTAAAAATCGCCTTTGGTGTGTCAAAGGTGATCTGCTTCTCTGCTACGACGTTGGCCGTCTGACATTTGATGTTGATGATCCCAGCGCCAGCGACGAGGACCTCGAGCGTCTGCGTCCCCTCGTGATAGGAGATGACCGTCCCGTCGTCATAGACCGTAATATCGAGCTCGTCGTCCTCCGTGGGCTCCGGGTACTGCTCAGAGTTTACGGCGCAGATAATGACGCCGAGCGACTGGTCGCCGTTCGGTGCCACAAAAACCACCTGCTCGCCGATGCTGAACGTCGAGCGCGTGCGCTTACTGCCTGCGCGCGCTTTGCCGCCCTCGATCCAGTCTGAGACGCAGCCGTCGAATCCGACGCGGTAGAGCCCCTTAAACTCGCCAGTACCCACCCGGGCGATATAGCCGAGGTTGACTATCCCGCGCGCCGTCTGCGCGAGCTGCGTCGCGTGCTCTTTATTCATCGCCCGGCCCCGCGTCTTTGGTCAGCTCGACGTAATCAGCCTCGTGTCCGGGGCCAATGTCCGGGGCCTGCCCTAACCAGATATGCGACGGGATCAGGCCGCCCGGCTCGAGCCACACGTTATCCCCGAGGTTAATCTCCTGCGTCCACTCCACCCGCCAGGCGGCGTACTGATCAAACTCCTGATAAAAGTTGTCACGGTATGCGCCCTGCACGCGCGCCGCGCCGGTGCGAAAACATTTCCCATCGGGATCGTTCGGTATCGGCCAGCGCTTGAGCTTGAGCCACGCCGCGACGCTGGCGGCAATGGCGCGGATTGTGAACCGGGCGCGCGGGACGTCCAGCTCTTTGATGATAATCACCGCCTCAAAGTGCCACGTCGTCGGGATCTGCCCGGTGCCGGTGTCCTCCTCTGCGGTTACCTCGAACTCCTCACAGTCGAGCAGCATACAGGGGACCGGGATTTTCTCACGCTCGCCGCGCTCGCTGCCCCGGTAAAACTGGACGTGAAAGTCCGGATATTTTTCCTTGAACGCGTGGACGATCGCGTCGTGAAATGCCGTCATATCAATGGAATCAGCCATCGCTACCACCTATCGGATTTAATGTCGTAATTAACGCGCGCCTCGATATCCCGCACAAAGTGCCGCCAGAATACCCGCTCAACCTCGATAAATATCTCGTCCTCGACGTAAATATCGGCCTGATCTTTTATCGCCTGGAGCTGCTCGCGGATAGGCAGGCGGCCTTTGCCAGCGCGTTTAAATATCGTGCGCTTGCGGCCGTATTTTGAGGATCCCACAAAGCCGCCCTCGTGATAAAACTCCCCGGCCCACGCGCCGCCGTCGTCCTGCTTAACGCGCCCTTTGAACGAGGAGACGGGCAGATCATTAAGCCCGTACCACAGGGCGACGCCGCCGTCCCTGCCTTTCAGCCGGAGAGTTTTCAGTCGTTTGCGGAGGATCCCGAGCGTCCGGAGCTGGAGCTCGTTTTTCAGCCCTTTGCCGGACATTTTGCGGAGGGTTGCGGCCGTGCGGTTGCACGCCCGCGAGAATGCGGCCCGATACTGCTTTTCGCTGGCCCCGAGGTCGTTCGCCACGGTGCGCAGCTTAGAAACATCAATATCGAAGTGTAACATTTCCCGGCCTGCTCAAGAAAACCGTAGCCGTCCCCGTCCCGTCGGTCTGGCTCGGACCGTTAACGTCGAAAATCTCGCCTGAGACTTCCACTTTGTCGCCAATGTCGAGCCCTTTCAGGAGCTCCGCCGGGCCATTAATGCGCGGCTTGCTGCCCTCGAAAACGTACTCGCCGAGCATGGCGTCGTATGCCGGATCGTCGTAAATAACGTAAACCGGTTTTTCTGCGCGCGTCCCGTCCGGAGCAATAAAAAAGGCGGGTTTTGCGAACCCGCCCTCACTCTCCGGCTGATAGAACGCGCTGAGATCTTCCCACTCTGCGCGCTGCATGGCGGATTACTCCTCGTTGTCAGCCTTGTAATTTTCCTCGACGGCGTGCTGTACCACGGCGAGGATCTCGTCTTTGTTGGCTTTCTCGTCAACGTCGATCGAGTTGTCTTTCGCGAACTGGACGAGCTTGTCTTTCGTCAGGCCCATAAGGTGCTTGAGGATCTCTTCCTTTTTCGGGCCGTCGTCGTTGTCGTCGTTGGTGTAAGCGGTGGAGGCGGTCAGCTCTTGACCTTCCACCAGCTCGGCTTTACCGCGCTGCACCAGGTTATAAGCGATACCCGGCTCGAGCTCGACTTTAGTCCCGGCGGTTACGACGTTGCCGTCTTTCATGAAAGCGGAAAGCGCGGTTACAAAAATTGAGGTCGGTTTCATTTTTTCAGTGCTCCAGATTCAGGGAGAAAGAGCCGCCCGGAGGCGGCTGTTATCCGCGATTAAGCGGTCTTTTTCGTGCCGTAAGCGAACGACTCGACGCGGCGCATACCGAAATCGAGGTCCTGCATTACGACGATGCGCAGACCGCCGGACAGCGACAGCGCATACGGATCGATAGTCAGATCCAGACCGCCCCACATGGCGATAATGAAGTCGTTGAAGTTACCGAAAAACGCGTCGCCGGTGGCGATCTGGTTCGTAACTTCTGCGCGGTAGCCGTTAACGGTGCCGTTAGGCTCCCACAGCAGACCGGCCGAGCCGACGCTGGTCCCGTCCATAAATTTCGGCGTGGTTTTCGCTTTACCGCGACCGCGCGCATCGAACACGTAAGCCATGCGCTCGACGAGGGCGTTATCGGCTGCGATCTCGGATTCCAGCGCGACGGCTTCGGCGTAATTCATGAAGTCGCCAGACCACTGAGCCGCGCCAATGCCGGTGTAGTTTTTGATGCCGCGCGGCTCGTCGCCAGTGCCTGAGCCATAGAAACCGGCCTTATCGATCGCGATACCCACAGCAGCAGCCAGATCCGCACGGACGAGGTTTTCGGCGTCCGGCGTCGACTGTTTCAGCAGGCGGCGAGTAATGTCGGTATACGCGCCCACAGTGTGCGGTGACATTTTGATCTGGCCGAACGTTGAGATCGTTTCCGGCACGTTCTCACCTTCACCCACCCAAAACGCCTGAGCGCCGCCGGTCTGTTTAGGGATCGCGATGTTACCGGTGAGGCCCGTCATAGTACGCGCCAGACGCATTAAAACGGTGTTGTTACGCAACATGCCGATAAACTCGCTCGCGAGGAAATTCTCCGCGACGAGGTTTTGCCCGGTGATCGCGCCCGGAGGCGTATCAGGTGCGCCGCCCGCATTCAGTGCGCGCTGTGCATTCTGGCGCATCTGGCCGCCCATGAAGTCGCGGAGCACGTCCTCGGGGATCATGATGCCCTGCGCGTCGCGGCCGTATGCTTCGGCGGCGGCGTTAGAACATTCAATTTCGAAAGCCGCCTCGCGCTGGATTTTCGCGTCGTGCGGTTTGTCCAGGGCGCGGATCGCGCGGAACAGAGACCAGCGGCGGACGTCTTTTTCCGTCATACCGATCAGAGTGTCGTTTTCGCCCAGCGGCTCACCGCTGTTGCGCTTGCCGTTTTTCGGCTTGAAAGAGCGCTCGCCGTTGCCGGAAATGCTGCCCGGATGCTTAACGCCGCGCTCGTTGAACGCGTCCAGCAGCATAGCGCGAGCCTGATCGACGGTTTTACCTTCGCCGACCGCTTTCGCTGCCACGTCCTGCAGGCCGTAAGTTTCGCCCATCGCGAAAATCTCAGCGTTACGCTGTTTGATTTCGCCCTCGATTTGTTCACGAGTCGGAGCGTCGTCGCTGTCGTCGTCGTCGTCGGAACCGCCAGCGCCTTTACGCTGTTGACGGTGGCCGCCCGGCTTATGACTGCGCTCGCCGCCGTCCGGAACGCCCGAAATCAGATAGAGCACGTCGACGATCTTGTCGCCGTTCTCCGTGTCGACCATCGCGCGGACAACGTTGCCGCGTGCGTCTTTGACTGTTTTTTCTACAAGATTCATCTTACGTTTACCTTTTAACGGGTTGTTAAAGTGATCGGCATTATCAGCCGGGTTTTTCGTGGGATCCATGTGCGGGCTGTCAATAACAACAGAACGGCCCACGCCGACCGATGGATCAGCCGGTACGGAGACAAACGAAATCTCATACGGGAGCCAGCGCGTAACGGTGATAACGTCAGTATTTCCGCCGTCGCGCGTCTCCGTAATTTTTGCGTCCAGAATCTTATAGCCGACGGAGACTTTCGTCCGGATGTTGTCTTTAACGTCCTGGAAAATCTCCTCCCCGCGCTGCGAGCGGCTGAACTTAATCACCGCGCGGCCGACGCGGTCGTCGTCGATGCGGGCAGACACGACGACGCCAATCTGATCGCGCCAGTTGTGATCCACCAGCGCCGCCGCGCCGTCATTAAGCCGGGACATATCAATCGCGCCCGGGGAGTGATCGAGTATTTCAATCCCAAACCACTGCTCGACCTCGGCCTCGCTCGAGAAAGCGAGCTCGACAGTACGCTCCGCCTCGTTGACGCTAACGACCTGCATCTGTCGCGTGCTATGGAGGATCCGCTCCCCGAAATCCGGGAGCGTGCCCGCCGCCGCGCTGCGAACCATTTCAAGCCCGATTATCAGGCTCAGTGCTGTTTTTTTCATTTCCCGCCGTCTCCGCTGCTAAAATTTTTGCGTCATATCCGTTATTAAGCAGGACGAGACGCTCCGCATTTTCTTTCGACATACCGGCCGCGATATACAGCTCGATCTGTTGCTGTACCTCGGTCGCTCGTTCCATCCACACGAGATCCGGATCGAGGCCCTTCTCCCTGATTACCCGGCCCGCCGTGGTGAGCCCTTTATTAATCGCGGTGACGCTGGCGTTTACGTCCTTCTCCGGATCAATCCAGTCCCAGCGGCGCGCCTGCCATTCTACGGCCGATAACTCCTGCAGGCGAGTCGCTGAAATAGGTCGACCGTTCACCCGAATAAAGCCACCCAGCAGCGCGCGCGGTAGCCAGGCGCGGAAAACCTTCTCGACGAAAGCCTCGATAAACCACTCTTGGATCTCTTTCCAGTTTTCGCGCTCGTCGAGCGTGCCCTGTCGGATGCTGGAGAAGTTGACGCCCTCGAGGTCGTTGGCGAGGTTGTTGTAGCTCACGCCGTAACCGGACGCGATTCCCTGCAGGTGCGACTTTTTAAAGCCGACATATTCACCATTAGGATATTGCGGGCTGTATTCCTTGAACTTTGCACCCGGCGGGAGGATGTTTACCTCGCCCGGCGCGCTCTCGACCTCGAAATCGCCGTCTTCCTCCGCGTCCCACTCGAGGAGCGGGTTATCGGTTTCGGCGTCCTGCTCGATGTACCCATGTTTATTCGCACCCGCGCGGGCGTTGATCAGGGCGCTGGATTCCATGCCCGAGAGCTGGCGAGAACGAAACAGCGACGTAGCCAGCCACGGCAAGCCGCGTTTCTGGCCGCCGAGCTCGTCGTCGAAACCGTGGATAATCTCCTCGGCCGGGATCCGCTCGTAATCGGTGCCGCCAAAATTCAGGTATTCGCTGGTGGCGTCCTGCGTTGCGAAATAATACGCGACCGGCTTCCCGTAGCGGTTAAATTCAATGCCGAACCGGACGAAATGACCGTCCGGCATGTTGTCGACTTTCATCATAACCGGGAGGCGCTGCGGGTTAATCCACTGCAGCGAAAAGCCGTATTTGCCGCCGTAGGTTTTGCCGGTAACGATCCGGAAAAGAAACTCGCCCATTCCTGCAGCGTTGCGAATCGCCGTTTTCTGCAGCAGGCGGAACGACTTTTTGCCGGTGACGTCGCAGTTTTCCGCCTCGCACCAGTCCGCCCACGCTGCAGCAATTGCGAGGTTAATCTCCCGGTTTAGCTGGCCGCTGGCCTGCTTAATTTTCGGCTGAATAACGATCCCCGCGTGCCCGACTACGTTATTCGCATTCATGCGGACAAACGCGCGCGCGTAATCGTTGTTGCGGACCTGATCCATCGTCCGGGCGACGAGCGTCGCCTGATTGCGCTCGATAATCTGGTCGGCCGTCAGCGGCTGCGCCTGCCATGCGTCGCCGAACCGGTCGGAGTTTACCGCGTCATATCCTGCAGCGCCGAGCACGCTGGCGAACATATTACCCATCGGCGCGGTTAAACTGCGCTGGCGGGAGCGTCGGCGCTTTGCAGGTGCTGGCGGTGCTGGCGGCTCAATCCGGATTGTTTCGGGCTCTTTGCCCCCGAAAATGCGAGAAAAAAGGCTCATGAGAAGCGGATCCTTATTTTGCGGCCGTATGGGTTAACGCCCATCGCCTTTTGTTGCGCTGCGGCGACGCGCTTCGCGAAATAGCGGCGCAGTCGCAACAGCTCCGCCATTGATTCGCGGTATAGCTCGCGGTTGTTGATGCGGTAGCGTTGCTGGTCGACTTTGGCGCGCCCGGCGATAACCGCGTCGATATTGTCGAGCGCGATTTCGTCCGGCGACCGTAAATCGACCTGGCCCTCAACGGTGGCAAGATCGGCCCGAGCGGTAAAACTGCCAGTTGTGAGATCGGTAGTCTGGATCCCATTGGTCGCGCGCACGGCGAACCAGTAGCGCCCGGGGACGAGGTCTTTCGTCTCGGACGGGAACGCGGTGAAGTCCCAGCGGTTCGACTCCTCGCTCGAGCGTGCTCCCGTGATTCGCAGCAGCGACGGCCCACGCGCGACAAGCTCGAGAGTAAGCCCGTCCCAATTCCCGCCCCACGGCCTCCCATGATCGAGCCAGATTGAGAAATGCCAGCTCAAGCCGGAGGTAACGAACTGCGGGATCGATTTTTTGCATAACATTTGATACCTCAAAAGTTAGTAACCCAGCTTTTCCGGGCGCGTTTCTTCTTGCGCGCGGTCTTTGGTTTATCGAGTAGTGCGTCTAAAACGAGTTTATTTTGTTTCTTCGGTGGCTCCTTTACCATGTGCGGGCTGTCATTTTGGGCCCTGCCGTCGGTATTTACGACCGGCGCGACCCGCTTAATCCTCTTGATTTTATCGCTCGGTGCCTTGCTGGTGTCCACCCCGAGCCGCTGCGCAATGCGGCGGAGCGACGGCGCGGCAATTTTCAGCGCTGCATAGCTGTAAACGCGACAGTCGAGCGCCTCGTTTCGCGCGCGGTCCGGCTTTGTCCACGTCCGGACAGGTCGGCCCTTCACGTAATGCGTTACCAGCTTCTCGGCGGTGATCTGCTTAAACCATTCCTCGTGACGGTCGTCCGGGATGTGGCAATAACCCGGGCCGGGCTCCTCTTTCGCCAGGCGGCGCATTACGACGAGTTTCGCCTCGTCGGTGCCGACGAGAAACAGGTCTGTTTTGCGCTTGTTGTTCCCCTGCACTTTGGTTATCGACTTCTCGGCGACAGGTCGGCCCCACCCGGCGACGCCTTTCACCGCGAAAAGACGGCGGCCGGTACGCCCGGCGGCGTAGTCGTATGCGGCCTGCGTCATGCCGCCAGTGCCGCCGGTGTCCATACAGATCGCCGATATGGGGAGATATTTCCCGGTTTCGTGCAGGTACTCGCCCGCGATAATGTCGTCGAGCTGCTCCCACGGATCCGGCGTCAGCGGATCGCCCCATAGAACGTGATAGCCGAGGCTCCAGCTTTCCTCCCCGAGACCCCACGCGACGACCTCGCACTCGAGGCGGTCGAGCTGCATATCGACGCCCGCCGTGATGTACAGCCCGCCATAAGGGACCTCGGCCGGGTACTCCTCAACGCGCCCCATGAGAGAATCGGGATCCGCGCGCTGGCCGCCCTCGTCGTATGGCTGCGCGAGACACACGTTATAAAACGCCTGCATATCGTCGGATTTCAGCTTGTCGAAATAGTCCCGGACGATCGCCGAGACCTTGCGGAATGTGCTGTAAAACTCGTTGCAGTGATAGCTTGCGTGCCCGGTGAAGCGCTTCGCCGCCTTCCAGCCAGCGCCCCGGGCCTCGGCCTCGCGGATAGCCTTCACGCGCTCGCCGTCGTTGAGCGCTGCGCCGCACTTCGTGCAATGGATCTCCGCGTGGAGGTGCGCGTCGTTCTCCTCGAACTCGGCTATAAACTTGGCGTTTTCCTCGTCGCTTTCCCGGCGGCCGGGCCAGCTCACCGCCTCCCACTCCAGCGCCGTGTGATCCTCGCAGTGCGGGCAAACGATGTAATAACGGCGCTGGTCCCCGGCGCGAAAGCTGTCGTCGATATAGCTGTCGCCTTTGACCGTCGGCGTCGAGATCTCAATCATGAAACGGTTATCGCCGAACGTGGCGGAACGCTGCCACAGCAGCGCCATCGGATGCCCCTCTTTTGTGCGGGCGTAGCCGTCCACCTCGTCGCCAACAATCAGCGGAGCCGAACGGCCGCGCGTTGTCTTTGGCGATCCAGCCCATGCAAACATCATGTAGCCGCCCGGGTAGGCGATCATTTTCTTGTTATTGACCGTACCGGCCGACAGCGCCTTTTCGATGGGATCCGACGACTCGGCCAGCGGATTCCACTTCGTTTCCTTCCAGACTTCGAGGTCGCCCTCGCTCGGCTGCATCATCATTTGTGACCGGGGCGAGCAGCTCACCGCCCACCCCTGCACGCACAGCGCCAGCAGCGTTTTGCCAATCTGCGCGCCCCACTCGAGCGTAATCCGGTAACACTCCGGATTTGCGATCATATCCATCGGCTCGCGCTGATATGGGGCGTTGTGGATCCGGTAGGGCCCGGGAACGGCGTTACCTACCGGGATTTTGATATTCTCCTCCGCCCACTGCGAGGGGAGGATATTTTCTGGCGGTATCAGGTGGAGCTGCGCCCGGCGGATCCCAGCGAGAATCCCCTCGACGTTGGAAAACTCCGGGTTAGCGTTTTGCGTTTTAATCGTCGTCGTCTGTTTCTTCTTCGTCGTCGCCATCGTCCGGCCCCCCGATGCCTTTCAATACTTTTTCCGATGATAAATTCTTGAGGGCGTTATCTATCTCAGACTGGATCACGGTTTTAAACCGCGACTCATCCGTCTCCCCGACCAGCGCCGAATATACCCGCCCCGGAATGATTCGCAAAGCGGCGCGCATTTCTGCGAACACGACGGAAAGCGCCTGGCTCATTTCGTCGATAGGCGCGACGAGCTGTTTCTCCTTCTCGAGCGCCAGCTCCTGCCGCTGCATTTTCGCGGCTTTCATGCGGCGGTCTATTGTCGCCTCGTCCGCCTGCGTCTTGCCGGTCGCCTCGTCTACTGCCCGGTTAACTAACCACTCGGAGATCTCCGCCGTGTTGATCTCCCAGCTTATCCCCTTGCTCCCCTGCACCAGATAGGGCGCGCCGTTGCGCATCCAGCTATCAACCGTGGGCCCGGAGACGCCGAAAAGGTCCGCTATCTCCTGCCTGCCGACGATGCGGCCTTTCGTTGTCGAACTCTTTACCACTTTTGCCACTTAATCACCCCGACCGTTATTATTAAAACCGATAAATTCTTTCATTCACAGAACGGATGTTTCGCGGAGGTTATGCCCCCGCAAGGCCGCACCCCCCTCGGGAGGACCCGGGAAAAATCTGAACGGGCCGCCTGTCAAGAGAAAAATTTGAGAAAACGAATAAAATCGACACTTTTTTCTGTCCTCGTCGTCATTGGTAGCACAAACGCACATGGCGCCATGCTGTTTCACGATATATTGTGCTATAGCCCCGCCCCAATAGCAGACAGCAGCATATGCCAACATGCTATAACAAGAAGATACAAGCCCACCAGTCAAGCCGCTGCCACTGCCACCACGTCTAACCATGAATGTCGCTTATCTTTCTTAACCATGAGATCACCATTTTAAAAAAGGGGCCCGGCATTAATTTTTTAAATGCCTTGCCCCAAGTTTTATTTGTCGGCCTTTTTATTGCTATGCCCCTCAGCTTTAGGGCCTGATATATACCCCCCCCCGGACTTTCTGAAATGTCGATAATCGAAAATCATGGCGATTACGATTGCCGCAATTAAGAGGCTGTAGAGAATATTCACTTTACGCCCATCACTGCATCCCATTCACGATTACAGGTCTGTCCGGCGAGATAGTAGGCGTCAGCCTCTCCTGCCAGTTCTGTTGATCGCTTATTAATTTCTGCGTACAGCTCGGCAAGCAGAACGCCGACCTTTGAGGCATCCTGGCCGCTGCCGATAACTCGGGTAGTGTTGCCGTCGCGGAGCTGGTCGAGCGCTGCGTTGATCGACCGCTGCAGCCTGCCAGATTCAGCACGACTACGAGCAAGATCAGCAGCAAGGCGAGCGCTTTCAGCTTCGGCGTTTTTCTGTATTTCGTTAACATGGTGTTGCCTCTCTAATTCAATTCGACGCTGGTCGAGAGTGAAATTTAAATCCGCCTGTAAATCGTCGGCGTTTCTTTTTGTCCACCTGAGCGACCATTTATTATCGCTGGTGGAATATCCCCAATAAAAAGCCCCGCCCAAAAGGGCGAGGCTCAATATCAGGAGGATTACGTTTTTATAAGGCTTGAGTAATTCAAACATACGCCCCCCGGCTTATTACGCGGTCAGCTCCTTGTAAGCGTCCCGCATTTTGATGTGGTAATTATTTTTCCTGTATTCCGGGCCATTGTACCGGAGCGCCACCTCGTCCCAGTTCTCGGCGCGTGCCGCCAATATAATCGCCGGATTTGCTTTTAGGAAGCGGACCATCATCCGGAGCTGCCCTAAATCACTGTAAGCGTCGTTTACGAGCTGTTGTACGCTTTCATAGCCGAGCGATTTCCAGTTTTTGCCGAGCACTTGCCCGGCTCCCCAGCTTGCCGCCTCTAACGCTGATTGCCGGTTAATGGCGACGGCGCGCTGTAGTTTGGGATGCTGCTCGCTGTACTTCCCATAACCGCCGCTCACAGGATCGCAGATATCCGGGTTAGTTTTGCGCACCACGTCGGCGAAATGCTGGCCGCAATTCTTCACGAGCTGGCGATAGAAGATATGCCGCTCGAAAAGGATTTTCGGGACGCCGGGAGAAAAAAATCCCTGCCCCTCGGTCTCGACCATCGCGATCGCTTTCAGGTGCGCAAAAGAGAGGCCGATACTCTCGGCCTGTTGTCTGTATTGCTCGTCGGTAATCATCTGTGCCCCCTGGCATAGTTTTTAGCGCGTGCCTCTCGAGCCATCGTAAACCACCAGCGTTTAACGCGGGCATGATAAGCGGATTTGATATAGGCCCTGCGGACCAGCAGCAGGGAGAAGAAAACGATCAGCGTCATTGTGGTTTTGACCGGGAAAACGTTGTCTCGTATGTGGAGCAGCCACGCAACGGCGGAAAATGCCGTCATGCAGTAGAAAAATCGGCCGATAAAGCCGTCTTTTACTCGTTCATTCCACACGGACCAGCAGCAATACATAAAAATAACGATCATCCCGAGCGAGCCAGCCCACACGAGCGAAATATCTAACATTGCGTTAATGATCATTCTGATTTACCCCGCAAAAATGGAAACTTGCTTTTGAGGATCTCCAGCAGATCCAGCGAATCAACAGCACGTTTACCAGCTTGCACCAGTGACGCCCCGAAAATCCCTATCAGGAATCCGAAAAAGCTGGATAAGGCGTCGTTTTCTAAATGGTAGTACGCAATAAGAAACCGGCCCCCGTAATAGCTCATTACGCTACCGGACAGAATGAAACGGATTATCTGGCCTTTGGTGCGAAACTCCGGGTAAAAATACAGCCCGAAAACAGAGCCGAGAAAGCCAGCGAGTAACAGATCTGCACTTTCCTTGAGTTTTTCCAACATATTGACCTCACTTTGCCGCCTCCAGTACGCGATAAACGCGCCGGAGGCTTATGTCTATTGATTCTGCTATGTCCGCCGCTTTCATGCCTTCACGATGCAATCTGGTAACGGTGTCGTTTATGAAATTTCGGTATATCTCGGCACAAGGTGCGGGAAAGAGAAAGGATCCGCCGAAAGCACGCACGAGTTTAACGGCGTTTACATAGCCGATCATCTCGATAATGCGGTCGTTGGGTTTGAGAGAGGTTGGAACGAATAAAACTTTTCGATTGGTGATGCTGTTTGGATAGCGCTTATCGCGGACCTCATACGTCCCGAGCTGCCCCACGAGCTCGAGCGCTGCCTGTCGCCCGATAACGTCGGCTATCTCCTGCACTGATTGCGGTAACTGAACCATAGAGCGCGCTCCCCGTCGCTAAATCTGCCCCTGTATGCCTGCCGGTCGGAATCATCCCATAACAAACGATAACAAGTCGACCGCATAACGCCCACTTTTTCCCGTTTTTAGGCCCGGTTACCGCAACAGGGTAACGGAGGGTAACCGATTTTCCTGTTTATAATCATGAGGTTAAAGAGGGTAGGGTAACGAGGGTAACGCAAAGGTAACCGCTGTAAATCCATGATTTTACTGACAAAAATACATAATATAATATAAACGTTACCCTATTATTATTATTAAGATACATACGAGGTAACTGTATTTTTATATTTTTATCTCTCTCACATAATAGGGTTATGTTTACAGGGTAACGCGGTAACCGAATCGGGTTTTTATGCGATTGGTGAGCGGAAACAAACGCTTACGCGACTGTTTCCGATTACTATAGTCGAATAATCACGGTAACCGCGCGGTAACTGAAATCGTAACCTGTTGTTTTTCCTGCAAACGCTGAAAACCCAAAATCGTTACCCTGCGGTAACCGGCGTCGCCTGAACGCCCCGCGCTATGGTATCTGCTCTTTTTGACCGGGGAGGCGCTGCGCGATGCGGGCGAATCGGGCCGCTACGGGGCCGCCATTCGATTTTACTGGGTAGGGTAATGCGATGGTAGCGGGTTGGCGTTTGAAGCGCTCAGAATGCGCTAGAGAGAGGATTTCGGATTCCAGCAAAAGAAAAGGGCCCGCAATGGGCCCCGGCGTTATACCTCGAGAGAGAGCTGTAGAGAGAATCTGTCCCGGTTTTCGTCCCACTGCATAGACCCGGGAGCGTTGTAACTCTCGATGCGCTCCACCAGCAGCGCCGCGCGCGTTTCTTTCGACTGCGGCGAATACGGCCCGCGCCATTTTGAATCGATCCCGATGTTTCGCGCGACGTTGGTCGAGTCCGCCGACGCGAGCGGGAGTTTAGAGAATATTTTCGGGTTGAGCATTCTCAGCCCGTGCAGCCGGGTTACCGGCTGGCCGTAATCGTCGAGGACGTGGCGGATAACGTCTTTTAGCCTGGCTGTCGCTTTGGCCGGTGATTTTACGTCGTACTCCCCACAGCTCCCGATTGCCACGCGCGGCCATTCATTGCAAAGCCGGATAAAACGTTCGTCGCTCTCGTTCATGTGCCAGACCGGCACGCCGAAAGATTTATCGAAAGGCCAGTCTGCGAGGAGGTCGTCGTTTTTCGATCCGCCGCCGTCGATCACGTCCGGGATTATGGCAAAGTCGCACGCCGGATGATTTTTCCAGCGCGAAAGAAAATCATAGTAATCGCTCCAGTCTGTTTTATTGCTGCGTCCGGCTTTCTTCCATGCGGTAAACGCGCCGTTATCGAACGCAAAAGACTGACATACCTCCGCCGCGAGGCCGAGCTGTCCGGGATTCTCGAAAGAGATAAACGCGTGCCGACCGCGCCACGCTTTAAGCGCGCATGTGTCGGGAGTGATTGGGCCGCCGTGATAATGGATCATTTTATTCCCCGTTATGAAAGGGCCCTGCGGGGCCCTTAGTTTTTACTGCTTTTTGGCTGGCGCTGGCGGTAACTTGCCGCGCTTCGCCCTGTCGATTACCTCGCGGCCGTCCTGTTGCTGCCAGTTACGATCGCGATCCTGCGGGATTTGCTTTTCTTCACGGTTCATAGTTGCTTTGCCTTCTCGTTGGTGCCGCCTGCCCTGTACCACTCCGTGCGCGCTGCGGCGATGCGCGCCGTGTTTTTGAAGCCGTTAAGTTTAACCCACGCTTTACGGCCGGTGCTGGTGCCCTGCCAGTGATAGACGTCAGGCTCGGCGCTGTCGCTTTTCCGTAGCTGGTAACGCTCCTGCCCGATGGTGACGGTCCCGAGGACGTCGCTGTCGGCGTGGTTAAAGATGATCATGATTTTACTCCGTCCGGAAACCCGGCGCTTGTTTGCTGATTCTAAGGATAGCCGTGTCGAGGACCTCGGCGAGCTCTGCGCGCTGGTCGTCGGTGAAGCCCTCCGGGATAACGAAACCGGTCGACACGAAACCGGGCTCAACCTGTCGCACGCTGGCAGATTCGAGAGCCAGGCGGACAGCGTCGGCAATGCCTGCCGTTTCGACGTTGATCGTGATATGCGTATTTTGAACCGGCGGAGTCGTGCTCTCGATTGTGCCCGGAGTCAATTCGATCAATCCCTCGTATGAGCCCTTCCATCCGTGATGCCACGCAAAGACGGCAAACGCGGCAACATCGAGCGGCTTATCGCTGGTATGCAGGCGGCGTAAACAATCGTCTTTCCAATCGTCACGGCTCCAGCCGGTATAGCCCTGACGCTGTTTTTCGTGCAGGCGCTGGCCGAGGTTCTCGGCGAAATTGCTGATCAGGTCGGCGGTAAACATATCCAGACCGACCGGGAGGAAAACCGCTTTCCGCATCAGCCCGGACTCGTCCGCCTCGTCCAGCACGCGGCAACGATCCATCATGCCCGCGATTTTATGGCGCATATCGCCCGGATCCTTAGCGCCCACCAGTTCGACCAGGCTGTCGACCGCGCCGTTAACGATCCGGAGTGTGCGAGATACGCCGTCGAGGTCTTTCTGTAGCGCCTGAATCTCTGCGCTCTTTTTGTTGCTGTTGTCGATCACGTCATGCAGTGCGGAAAGGATCTGCGGGTAGTCGTTTACGGTAGACGGACAGCGGAGAATATCGCCGACGTTCTGCACGAAATTACGCGTCGCGGCTTCTGCCACATTGCCGTAATTGGCCGGGACCATAGTCGGGACCATGTGGCGCTCTGGACAGCAGGAGAGCGCGGTCGGATGCGTCCGATTGATTTCCTCGAGCGTGCTGGTCGTGCCGCACTCGCTGCACATTTCGACCTGCTTCCAGCCGCGAACCGATTTCACGCTGTCGAGCTGGTTGTTACGGCGGTTTTCGAGCGCTATCTGATCCACTTTTTCGAGCAACTCCTCGGCCGTCGGGACTGTGCCTTTCGGATAGAGCGCCTGAATGATTTTGCTCACGATGTAGTTATCAGAGACTGCAGCTTGATTTGTCATGGTTTTACCCCGTTTAGAATGAAAGTTGATTGTTTTCGTCCACCAGCGCGAACGGTATTACTACGCATTTCGCCGTCCGGCCGTTGACCTTAACCGGCTTGCTCCGCTCGACGCCTTCCATTCGAGACAGCAGGCCGCGCCAGTCTGCGGCGTAGGGCGTTTTGCTGAATGCCCGGGCGAGCTGCTCGCTGTTGCCTATGGCGAGGAAAAGCCCGTCGCCGCGTATGTTCATTGCTTCCAGTAGTGCTTTTGCTTCTCCCTTCGTGATGCCGAGTGCCTCCTGTTTCACGCCGCGCGATTCCATCCACAGGCGGTAAATCGTTGTTGAAAGCCCGTTAGGTAACCGGACCGTGTGGCCGAGGATCGTCTGTAAAACAGTATCGCCCTCGTCGATTGCCTCAACCTCGCGGAGCTGGCCCCACGGGAAAGAGTTGATAAACGCCAGCGCGCGATCCTCGTCGACTTCGTCGTCGTGCATGAGCGAGTAAGCGCCAGCGATTAACGTCCCGTACTGGTCGCCGTCGCGGACGGTGCCGAACCGCCGGGAGGCAACGCGTTTAAATGTTGAGATATTGCGCATCGTGATCGGCTGCAGTTTCAGGATCCGCCACAGCAGGCGATCCGAGATTGTGGGATCCGTCTCGATGCTGTGCAGCGTCTCCCGGAGCGCCTCCCATTCTGTCGCGTCGTCGGTGCGCTGCTCTTTGCTTTTCAGCGTCAGCACGGACAGGCGCTCGACGTCGGCCTGATGCTTTAGCCCGACCTGAATCGACGCGAGCAGGAACATCGAGCGAATGAGATAACTCACGCTTTCGCCGGTGGCGGTGCCCTTGAGGGTTTTCGCCTGGCTGTCGCTCGAGCTCTGGCGGATCATGGCGATAATCGCCTGTACGCGCTGGCTCTCGCGCTCGCTGTTTTGCTCTGACTCGTCAAACAGGACCGGGAGGGCGTCGCCTTTCAGCTCCTGCCGGATGCCAGCCTCGGAGCTCGCGCCCTGCGCATAGACGCATATACTCGACAGCAGCGGCTTTGCGAACTTCTCGAACACGGTCGATTTACCGGATCCAGGGCCGCCGGTGATCCATGCGTGCGGACGCCACGACAGCGCGCCACAAATAGGGGACAGGGCGATAAATCCCGCCAGCAGGATAGCCGACTCCTCGCGCTGCCACTGGAAAAGCCCGGCGGTCGCGACGAGTAGCGTCCCCTCCTCGCTGGTCATTGGCGCGGCCTTATCCACGTTGAGCGAGCGCAGGCGCTCGTAAACGTTGCGGCTCTCGATCTCCCACGTCTCGAGCTCCTCGCCGTCCACCAGCAAATGATCGCCGAAATGGAAAACAGACCGGCCATTGTCGACCCACGCGCCACGGCCGCGAATCACGTCCGGAGAGAAGATCCGGGCGTCTTTGCACGCCTGCATTAAATCATCCATCGCGCGATCCCAATTAATCCCGCTGCGCCCGCCATATTCAAATTCCCAATAGCTCAGCGGTGCGAGCTGCAGGAGGTTTGCTTTTGAGTGCGCCGTCGGCGTCAGTTCCACGATCTGCGCGGTGCTGGTGGACAGGTAAAAATAACGTCCCTTGTTATAGCCCAGCGCCTTAAAGTGCGGGCGCTCGTAATCTGCATCTTTCGCCACGGGTTTTTTATCCTGCTCTGGTGCCGTTGCCGGTGCTGGCGTTTTCGGCGCGACTGCGGCGAGGAGCTGGCCGCGAGCGTGGTCGACAGGCTCGAGGCAAAACAGATCGTTAATGTCGGTCGGGCCTTTGGTTTTTTCTTCGCCGGTTTCCGGGTTTTTGGTCGTGAACGTGTTAGCCGCCAGCGTCTCCGGGAGAAACTCCGGAACCATCCACAGACAGTTAAACGTGTTGGCGCATTTCTTCGCGTTGGTCTTGCCCGGGTTGTTGACCGGCTTCGTCGTCCAGCGGTCATTGTCCCCGACGACCAGCAGCGTTTTGCCCCGGAACATTTCCCGAGTATCGTCCATTACGTTTGTGATATTGCCCGCATCGAAACAGACGATAACCGTCCAGCCGGTGAGCTGGTGGATCGTTGCGCCGGTGGCGTAGCCCTCACAGTAGGCGACGACTTTCACGTCGGCCGCGCCGTGGATGATGTAAAAGCAGCCTGATTTTTTACCGCCTGGCAGATAGTAGCGGTCTGATCCGGTTTCCGGTTTTTCCGGGCTGATAGCCTGCAGCGAGTGGATAACGCCGTCGGCGCTCATGATCGGGATTAACAGGCGATTCGGTTTCTGGAAAACCTCGCTAGAGTCTTTTTTCTTTACCGGCCAGTTACCCACGCGGAGCCCGTAAGACTGGATCCGTTTGCGTGAAAGATAGGGATGCTCGTCGCACGGCTGCGCGTTTTCCCAAATGTTATTAGCCTGATCGCGGGCTCGCTTCTGCTCCGCCTTGATCATTTTCTCCTGTTGCTGGCGCACGGCTTTACGCGTCGCCTCGCGCTCTGCGATTTGCTCCTCGGAAAGCTGCGGAACGTCCTCGTTATTGATCACATAGCCGAGACGCTTAGCCTCGTGGACCAGCGAGCCGACCGTTACCGGGCCGATTTTCGCCGACTTCCAGGTCGCCTTTGCAGCGCTGGCGCTATAGCCTTTCGTGTCGGTGCGCGACCACTGATCCCACACGTCGAAACCTGCGTCGCCGAGCTCGGATTTAACGGCCATTGCCATACGGACCCACATATCGCGATCGCCAGCGTCGAGCAATTTCAGCATGTCGGCGATCTCGCCCTCGGTGAGATCTCTCAGTTTCCCCGTTGACATAGAGACCCCTTACGCGTTGGTGGCGGTTTTAAGTTTCAGCAGCTCCAGCTTTGCGGCCGGGATCTGCGTTGTGTTTTTGCAGCGCCAGATCTCGACGGTGTTTAAGCGGACCTCCAGCAGATTCGCCACGTCCTGCGCGGAGAGGTTGCGGTCTTTCATGATTTGAATAAGTTGCTCTGTACGGTTCATAAACTTTAATTCCTTAAAAGAGAACGCCCCGACTATATCAGGGCGCTTTAAATATTTAAAGGTTTATTTTGATTTATTTCGGCCGTGTGATCCGGAGCCCGGGCTCGGACATTTCGGCGCGCTTCCCGGCGAGCTGGAAGCAGTGACCGAATTTATCTTTGCCGTGGTAGTGCTGGCCCTCCGCCACTGCAGCGGCGGCCGACTGGCGCGCGGTGCCGAGGCTCGCGCCCTGCTTTACCAGCTCTTTGATGATTGCCGTCTCGAGATAAGCGTTACTCATTTCCTTTCTGCTCCTGCTCAGGGAGCGGCTCGACGTCCTCCTGTGCTGGTGCCGCCTCGGGGATGATGTAAATCGGATCGGGGAGCCTGGCGCAATCGCAGATCCGGCCCTCGCCAGCCTGCTCGATAACGCCTGCGCCGTGGCAATCCGGGCAATCCGGATCAGGATCCTTGTAAATCAGAACGTGAGCCTGACTGGTAACGATCAGGTATTCGCGCGCCAGCTCCTGCGCCTCCTCAATGCTCGGCGACTGGATGCTGTTATCGGCGGTTTTTTTGAAGCGCACGATCTCGATGATGCGTGACAATTCCATGATTAGCCCCTTCTCTGGTTGGCTGCGCGCAGTTGCCCGCGCATGAATTTAATGTAATCCGTCAGCGTCCGGAGGTCGTCAGTAGTTACTGACAAGTGTTTAGCGCCCCGGGCGAGCTGCTCGTCGCCGCGATAATAGGATTCCAGCCGCGCGAGGATTTCGTCGACCTCGCGCTCGTTGGGATCCGCCACCGCCTTGATTTTTTCGATCATGAGAAAGCCCAGCCGTTAACGGTTTTCACTGGATCAGACTCGGCGAGGATAGCGTCGACCCGGTCGACGTCTACCTCCCATTGACACCCGATTTCGCTCACGACGACGACTTTCGACGCGTCGTTATCGGACGGCTGCAGCGTGAAAGTTTTATCCGCCTCTTTCGGCTTGAATAACTTCCCGTGCCACGGGTTAGGGCCCGGCTTGCCTAACAGCCATCCGTCGTGCTCAAAACTGCCCGCACGGATGCGGACCTTTACCCGGTTGCCCGGATGCGTTTTCGCTAATGTCATTTTTCGCCGTCCTCCTGGCCGAGAGTCTGCAGGGTTGAGAATCCACGATGCAGCAGCGACCGGCAAAACTCGAGATCATTGTCCACGAGGATCGCGAGGCTGCTCTGATACATTTCGACGAGCTCCTGTTTCAGCTCGAGATAGTCGCGGTTATCGAGCGGGCTGCGCATCATGATAGACGCGACCGGGACGCCGTTGTCGGTCAGGTGCTGCAGTAAAAAACCGTGCTGCGTCGTCTGGCGCGTGGTGATGCCGACCACGTCATAACCGCGATCGGCGAACGCATCAAGAATGCGAGCCGTTACCAATTTTGACCAGCGCGGCGCGCCGAGTATTACGCTGTCTAGTTCGACGAGGATTACGTTTCGACGTGGTGCCTTGTTTTCTGGTTTGCCCATGTTGCCCCCGGCTTTCGTTGATGATGTTCATTTGCTGCACGCGAGCCGCGAAAAAATACAGGTGCGACTCGTTACCCATAGCCAGCGATGCGCAGATGATCGCCCGGCAATTTCTTTGCGTCGGTTTCATTTTCGGCCCCGTGTGAAAGGTTGACGCAGTGACGGGAGAAGCATAAACGGCGGAAAATGGACCAGTACGGATCCGAAATTCGAGCCGGTTTTCTTCGTCTCCCCGTCGATCTCGTAAAAGTTATAACGACCGTCGGGCTCGTAAATCACGGTGCCGCGCCCGACGCCCCGGCGGAACCAGCCCGCCAGCGGCTCATATGGGATCAACATCATCCCGGGCCGCCCCGCCAGCGCCTGCTTTCTGGCGTGGCGGATAAACTCGACTTTCCGGTCGAATGGCGGGTTGCACCACCAATGAGAGGGCCAGTCCCGGATCAGGGCGTCGAACCCCTCAATGCGCTGGCCCTCGCGGAGACGGAAACCGTCGCCGCCAGTCATACCGAACGCCGACAGGCGGCGGGATTCCAGCCAGTCAGCCGACGCGAAAAAGCGGCTAACTTTTGCCGTCTCTGGCTCCGCGCAAACGTCGATCTCGAACGGGCGACCGTAAAGGCGCTCCGCATCCCGAAAACAGGTCCACTGAGTAGCCCAGCGGTTTTTGTCCTCCTCCGCCGTGGAGGTCTGAATCAAAATAGCCATAGTGCACCATTGCTCTAAGCTGGTTTTCTGCCGTGTCCAGGCATTGTCTGAACCGCTCGCGCGTTTGCTCGCGCGGCGGGATAGTATCGAAAATTTTATTTGCGAGATCGTCTATTAGCGTCTGGTTCATATTCCACCCCGAGGATCTGACAAGCCTCCTGCTCGGAACGTGCTACGCCTCCCTTGCCGCCGCTGGCTAAAACTGCGCTGATAAAATTCCTTTGTTCCTCTGTCAGCCCTGCAAGATGTTTAAGCTCGAGGGCCCAAAACTGCGCGATAGTCTGGCCGACCATTTCGGGAGTGATAACGAGTTCCAGCCAGCCGAAAGTGTCGGAGAAGCCGACAGGGAGGCCGGTATTAAACGGCCGGGCATTGCGGAGCAGCACGTCGCCAGCGGAAACGGTGATCGCCTGCGGGCGAGAAAACTTAAACGTATCTTTGCCGTTCGCCGCCCAGCCCTGCCCGACGTTGGCGCGGAAAACGCGGACCTTTCCGGCGAGCTGGTTTCGCACTTCGTTTTGTAGCTTGTGCTCGTTCGATTTTTGAGCCATGAGAAACCCCGTTAAAGAAAGATTGAGAACACGACCGCCGCGACGGTGATCCAGAAAATCGACGGAATGCCCAGGAGCATTGAGGCGCGAGCATAGCGATTAATCATTTTCGCCATCCTTTTTGTCGTCCAGCGCGATCAGCAGCAGACCGAAAAACACACATACAGCAGCCGAACCGATATTCTCGAGAAGCCACCAGCAACGCAGCGGGAGATAAAATAACTTTTCCATGATTGATCCTTATTTAAGGCTTGCTGGCGGCCCCATTGCCGCCTTGAGATACACATTACGGCTTTAAGAATTTAAAGGCAAGCGTTTTTACTTTAAATTTTTAAAATTCCAGCGGAGGCCCTTTTCTGGCGTACTTTTTGGCCTCGCGCGCCATCCATACGCCGGAGGCCCACGTCTGCGGGTTTTTGTAGCCACGGCGACGGCCGAGGTCGATCAGCTCGTTTATTGTCTTGCACGCGTCTTGCTCCGCCAGGCGCTGATAGCGCGCCTGCGCCTTGTGCTCGTCTTTCACCTCGTGGAGCTCGCCTTTTGACGGCGTGAGAATAGCGTCCGGATCAACCGGGAGCGGCGTCGAGCAGTACGGGCACGCCACGGGGAACGGGCGACGGATCGAGTTAAAGCATTTTTTGCAGACCCACGGCGGCGGCGTGGAGCTCCCGCCGCTGGCCTCTTTGCGCTCTTTGTCTCCCTTGAGGCTCCATTTGTAATCGTCGTCCGGGTAGCCGTGGCGGATGTTGTTTCCGGCGTGGTCGAGGATGATCGCGGTCTTACCTGGTGCCATGCGCAGCACGCGGCCCCATTTCTGTTTTTGCAGCGCGAGCGACTCGGTCGGGGAACAATCGATCATGCCGTCGATAGTGACGTCGGTTTTTGCCACCGCCGACAGGTCGAAACCCTCAGTAAAGAGCGCGACGTTAAAAATCCCCTCGAGGCGTCCGGCGGCATAGTCCTGAATGATGCGGGCGCGCTCGGCCTTGTGCGTCGTCGCGTCCAGATGCGCACATGGGATCCCAGCCTCGGAGAATTGCCGCGCGTAGTCTTTCGAGCTGGCGACGTTGGTCGCGAACCCGACAAACTTTAACCCGCGCATTTTGGCGTGATAGTTGGCGATCATATCGCCGACGAGCTTCGGCTGTTTCTTCATTGCGGCCGTGGCTTTGGCCGGAGTTATCGCGCCTTTGATGTTCGGTATGTTCGGGCAGAACATCCGGAACGGAGAGAGAAAGCCGTTTTCGATTAACCATGCTGGCTGAGGCCCCTCGACCATATCGTCGAAAAACTCGTCCAGGCCTACCCCGTCGAGGCGCTCCGGCGTGGCGGAGAGGCCGATAATGTAGGTCCCGCCTTTGCGTAGCCACTCGATAACCAGCGCCCAGCCAGCCGCGCCGCAATGGTGCGCCTCGTCGATGATTGCGATTTTCGGCGGCGTGAGCAGCGCCAGGCGGTTTTTTAGCGTGTCGATGCTGCAGATCATCAGCGCCTTGCGCGTGTCCATCGGGAGATCTGCGGCAATGTAGCCATGATCCATGCCGTATTTGTGAAAGGTGTTAGAGCTGCCCGCCAGCAGCTCGACGCGGTGGACGATAAACCAGCAGCTCGAGCCGCGCCGGATAGCCATCAAAATGATATAGGCGGCCATTACCGTTTTCCCTGCGCCGGTCGGTGCCTGCAGCAAAATCGCGCGGTATTTGACGAGCAGCCGCCGGAGCTCGTCGATCATATCGGCCTGAAACGGCCGGAGGTTAATGTCCTGCATGTGGATCCCCGTTGTGAAGCAGTGCCTAGATGATAATATCAAACGATAACATTTGACAACATCGGGTAACATGGTAAATTCACTCCCCGAGACGACCTATCGTTTACCACAGGAGCAAACAACATGATCGGAAAGCAGTTAAACCCGGAGGGCGCGGAGCTCTCTCTCGATGAATGGCTGGTAAAGCTCGAGAACATCGAGCCGGGCATTTATACCGATATTCCGAACGACGCCTATCACGCCGGGCCGGGTATCAGCAAAACCGGGCTGGACCTTTTCCATCGCTCGCCGTTTCACCTGCACGCCATCAAATCCGGCATGTTCCCGAAACCGGAGACGAAAAGCCAGTATATCGGCCGGGCGTTTCATGCCGTTGTACTCGAGCCGGACGTTTTCGCCCGGGAGTATTGCCTCCCGCTGCGTAAACAGGACGTTGAAGTCGACGGCCTGAAAGTGCTCGAGAGCCGCGAGGAGATCGTCGAGCTGGTGCGCCAGCAGAATGAGGAGAACGCCGCGCCGTATGCCGAGGCCGTGCGCGGCGTCGAGCCTCTGGTCGAAATGGTGAATATCCTTAACAAAAGCCGCCAGCCTAAACTATCGGCGACTGGCAATAAATCCGAGCTGGTCGCGCGCATCATGAAAGAAATCGCGACAGACGACGAATCTTATAACGCGTACCAGAAAGAATTTTTAGAGACGCTGAAAGGTCCAGATCTAAAAGAGCAAATCGACGACCTGAATAAATCCCGCGAGGGCCTGCTCCCGACTGGCGGCTCGGCTGCAGCGCTGGCGCAGATCCTGCGCGACAACGGCGTTAACCCGGTGCTCTGGTCCGAGGTTACGGCCAAATATGCCGAGGAGAACGGCCGGACGCTGCTTATCGGTGAGAACGCCCCGCGCGCCGAGCTGGTGGCATGGCTGGCGGCGAACGGGAAAAAGGTCGCGCTCTGGTCTGACATTTACGCGCAGTGGGCCGAGAACAACAAAGGTAAAACGATCCTCCAGCCGGAGGAGTGGGAAAAGCTCCAGCATATGCGCCGGGCGCTGGAGAACCACGACGCCGCGCGCAAGCTGCTTTTCTCGAAGCGTGGCGGACAGGCGGAGGTGTCGATTTACTGGCGCGATCCGGAGACGGGGATCCTCCTGCGCTGCCGCGTTGACTGGACGCGCGCCGACTTGCTGCCGGTCGACCTGAAAACGGCCGATGATGCCAGCGCCGAGGGTTTTCTCCGTCACGTCGCCAATTACCGCTACGACGTGAGCGAGGCGATGTATCTCGCCGGTTTCGAGGCTGCGACCGGCCAGCGCCCGCCAGCGATGCCGTTTGTCGTGGTGGAGAATAAACCGCCTTACGCGGTGGCCGTGTATACCTGCGGGCCTAACTTCCGCGCGACCGGTCTCGCGCAATTCCGCGCCGACGTAACCCGTTACGCCGAGTGCCTCGACGCTGGTATCTGGCCCGGCTATCCGGAGACCGTCCAGTCTATCGACGCCCCGGCCTGGCACGTACAACGCAACGCCCATTTAATCGATCAACTGGAGCAAAACTAACATGGCAATTTTAAACATCGTACCCGCTCAGCGCGACGCCGCCCGTCTGGTTATTGGTCTGTCCGGCCTGTCCGGGGAGGGGAAAACCTACTCGGCGATTATGCTGGCCTACGGTCTGGCCGGATATGACGCCAGCAAAATCGGATTTATCGACACGGAAAACAAGCGCGGCCGCCTGTACGCCAATATCCTTAAAAAACATCCGACTCACCCGACGGACGTCCCTTTCTGGATCGCGGACCTCGAGCCGCCGTTTACCCCTCAGCGCTGCGCCGACGCGATCAAGGAGTTTAACGACTTCCGGATCTCGAAAGGTGGCGAGGCGATCGAGGTGCTGGTTTTCGACTCCGTAACGCACGAGTACGAGGGGAGCGGCGGCGTCATGGAGATCGCGGAATTGCAGGCGCTCGGCAACGGCCCGAAAAAGCGGCCTAATTGGGCACTCGCTAAAAAACTGCATAAAGATTTTATGAATGTGCTTTTGCAGTCAAACGCCCACGTAATCCCGTGCATACGCGCCCGCGAAAAGGGTAAAGAGGTCACGGTCGACGGGAAAAAGGTTTTCCAGATGGACGGCGTGCCGTCGCCCATTCAGGAGCGTAATTTCATGTACGAAATGACGGCCTCGCTCATGATGTGGAATGAGGGCCGCGCTCAATCGGTGCTGAAATGTCCGGAGGAGCTGCGTCCCCACCTCGGCCGCTGCGAGGGATATATCACCAGCGAGGACGGTTACGCGATCCGCCAGTGGCTCGCAGAAGGTGGCGAGATCGACCAGAAACGCGAGCGCCTGCGTAATGCGCTGCGCAACGAAACAAGCCAGGGCGAGGCGCATTTCCTCGCGTGTTGGGAAAAACTCAAGCCGGGGCAACAGCGCGCCGTCGGTAAAGAGTTTTACGATACGCTCCTCGCGGCTGCGAAAGAGTTTGATCAGGTTGCCGACCACCAGCGCCAGACAGACGAGCCCGGCGACGAGAACGCCGATACCGTTAATGCGTTACTGAACGACGAGGATTAATTTATCATGGGGGAGCGGGATTACTGGACCGCTCCCGAGTTATCTCGGGAGCTCAACGTCCATAAAATTACGTTGCAGCGCTGGCGCGACGCTGGTATCGGCCCGACGTTTTACCGGGTTGGAAACCGAATCCGCTACAAAAAAACCGCTGTAAAGGCGTGGATCCATCAACAGGAGCTGAACAAATGACCCAGCATATCGGACGAAAAATTTTTACCCCGTGGAGTGAGCTTAATCAGGGAATCCGCGACGAGCTGGCCGCCGTACTGAAAAAGCACGGCCTGCAGGTTTACCTGCAGCCGGGGATCTCGGCGAGCCCGGGCGTCGTCTCACTCGAGGACGATCCAGTATTCGCCGAAATGGAGGCCCGCGCAGCAGCAGCGGCGACCACTCAGACGGCAGAACCTAAACCCATTATCGGAGAGCAAAAATAATGGCATCGCGCGGCGTCAACAAAGTAATACTGGTCGGAAACCTCGGGCAAGATCCCGAGATCCGTTATATGCCGAACGGCGGAGCCGTGGCTAATATCACCCTCGCGACGTCTGAGAGCTGGAACGACAAGCAGACCGGCGAGAAGAAGGAGATCACGGAATGGCATCGCGTGGTTTTGTTCGGCAAGCTGGCGGAGATCGCGGGCGAGTACCTGAAAAAAGGCTCTCAGGTTTATATCGAGGGCCAGCTCAAAACGCGTAAGTGGGATGATCAGCAGGGCGTAACCCGCTACACGACGGAGGTCGTCGTTAACGTCGGCGGCACTATGCAAATGCTCGGCGGCCGTCGGGACGACAACGGCGGATCCCAGCGGCAAGGCGGCGGGCAAAACAATAACGGTTGGGGCCAGCCACAGCAGCCGACCCACTCCGGCCAGCATCAGCGCCCGCAATCGTCAGGCGGTTACAACAAAGAGGCGGCCGGGCAAAACAGCGCGCCACCGCCGAACGATCCGCCGATGGATTTCGACGACGATATTCCGTTTTAACCATGAAAAAAGGCCCCGCAATGCGGGGCCTTCTTCCAGCTCAGGCCGGGGAACCGTGAGCCGTCAAACGCGGCGACGTTCAACAATCCGGAGCCTACTCGATAAAAACTTTTTCATCAAGCCATAATCCCCACTTTCGGACCGCTTCCCGTTTCTCCGCCAGATAGTCGTAATGGTCGTAAAACTTCGTGCCGGTGTCGGTGATCAGGTGTTGCTGCAGGCGGTCGCGAATATCGCGATCGATACCGGCGTCCCCGGCGCGGCTTTTCCATGTGCGGCGGAGGTCGCGCGGCTGGAACGGCGCGACGCTGGTTATCGAGCGCGCGACTTTCTGGACGCTATCGGTCGACAGGTGCGGGAGGCCGTCTTTGGTGATCCGCCTGGCCGGAAAGAGATAGCCATCTCCGCCGCGCCGGTCGCAAAGTCCGCGCAGCAGCTCGACCGCCCGGTCGCATAGTGGCACGTCGTGCGCCTTAAACCCGCCTTTGGTTTTCTCCGCTGGCATACGCCAGATCCTTTCCTCGAAATCAATGTCTTTGCACTCGATGCGCAGCGTCTCTAAAACGCGCTGGCCGGTGAGCATTACCAGTCGGAGAACGTCGATCCCGGCCTCGTCGGTGACGTGGCAATAAACCCGGAGCATTTCGGCGGCGGTGAGGTTGCGGTTACGCGCCACGGTCGCGCCGCGATCCTTCTTAACGACGGAGACCGGATTCGCCTCGAGGCCCCAATCCCGCGCGTTGGGATCCCGGTAGTCGTATTTAGAGTTGATCGCCCAATTGAACGCCGCACTGATCGCGGTGCGCATGGCGTCGGCGCTGCGGCGCTTGCCGTCGTCGTTAATACCCTGCAGGAATAGCGCCACGTCGCCCGGCGCAACCTCGCTGGCTTCGCGGTCCGGGCCGAGCGCTTCGGCTGCAGCGTTGCCGCCGGTGATCAGCAGGCGGCGAACCTCCGGCACGCTGCGCGCGTCGCGGCTTTCGAGGTTGCGGATATACGCCTGAAACAGCGCCATAACGGAGCCGCCGCGCCCGGCCTCCTCCGGGGCCTTTTTACTTTCGACTACTAGCTCGCGGAGCGCCGCCAGCGCCTCCGCCGGGGATAGATCAGGGTAGAGCCCTATCGTCTCCCGCTCCTGCTTCCCTCCGCGCATCAGTGAGGCAATCCATCGCGTTGATTTTCTTCGCTTTCCGGGGATTATGCGCATCATCAGCGCGCCCTCGCCGTAGCCGTCAGTATGGACGGTGAGCACGCGGGCTTTTTCCGTCGCTTTTATCTCGTTCTCGAGCTCTTTTTTACTCAGCATTTCCCGACCTCTTTTTGGTGCATTTTGTTAACATTTTCAAAGACTTAACTTTATTAGCGGCGTGCTTATCATGAGCAGGCCGCTAATTTTAGTCCATTTCGCGGAGGCCAGACGTAGCAAGGCCCCGCGAGGTATTCTAGCAGGGCCTTAAAAAACTTTCGACTAGTTATTTACTAATTGAAGAGGGTCAGAAAACGCGGGTTATATTGACGAAAACGACGGTGAAACTTTCTGGCGTGAGGTGCTCCGGATAGAGCCCATTATCTCGCCCGATTGTCTCCGTGTCCAGCGAATCGAGAACCTGTTTAGTGACGTAATCCGTCATGGTGGAAAGCGGCGCGACCTGATCCTCGGGGCCGTTGCTCGTACACTGGAACGAGCCACAGCAGACCGGTTTTATCAGGCTGTGATGTTTATTATAAACGTCATAGCTCAGCAGGTAGTTTTTATCGATCAGCCGCACGCGGCGCTTAAACAGTTTCATTTTTGGTTAGTCTCCGGGCGCGAGCCCTTTCAGCGTTTTTACGGCGACGCTCGGCGGCCTGCTCCGGCGTCTCTCTTTCACGGCGCGCGCGCTCGCGCTTCCGGTTTACTTCGCGGCGCATTTCCTGCGCTTCCGCCTGGCGGACCTTAGTCTCGAGGGATTCCACGTAAGCGAGCAGGATTTCTAATTCCCGGTCCGCAAGGAAAAGCCCGACACCATCTTCACCATAATTAACAGCCGTATCGATTTTTCCAATAACGTTTGATCTTTCCATATCCTCGAGATATTGCTCCCTTTTTTTATGGCTATCCTGTACTGACTTGATCAAGTCAGGCATTACCACAGAAAAACCAGACGGAATTTTATCTTTCATTATTTCAGCCTTATTTTACCGGAAATAACTGTTGCGCCATTTCTTGCTTTCTCTTCTGCGTAGGTTTTGCCGTTAAAGTAAGAGATACCCGCCAGCAAAAACCAGAAAGCGCCGTTGTGCTCTAACGTGTCGCCATTAGATAAAACAGCAATGGCATTTTGAAAAAAACAATCATCGTTTACGTGTTTGGGTATTAAGAAAATAACGTCGCCGCTATTTGCATCGTAAGGGCTCATAGTGTCGGAGACTCCTCGCCAGCCTCGCCAGATTCGATAGCCGCGTCCAGTATCAGCGCGAGCAGCGCCTCGGCCGGATTTTGGCTGTCCTCCCATACGACCGTATGCGATGCCATCCCGTCGATGCGCGGAGAGTGGATCATCCAGCCGAGATCCTCCTGTTTCTCAACGCGCCATTGATCGCGGGCAAAAAGGTGCATAACGCGGCCGATCAGGTCGTTGGCGTGTTTCGCGTCGCGCATCCATATCTCACCCTGCTTGCGGACGGCGGCGAGCTGGCCCGCGAGGTTGTTGGCCTTTTCCGCATGGCTGGCAAAGTGCTTTAGCAGGATATCGGCCTCAGTAGCGGACAGCGTGATCGATCCGTCATTGCTTGCCGGGTAATGCTCGCGGATCAACTCCGCGTTGCGCAGGCGCTGGCGAATGATCAGCGCGATATAGAGAGGATCCGTTTTCGCCTGCTCGATTTCCTGCTCGGTTGGCTGTTTGTTCATCATGATTTCATTACCTCGATTGAAGCCTCGCGGCCATACGGACCGGAGAACATTTTTACAACGTTGCCGAGGATCACGTCGCCTTTCAGCGGCGCGGCGATCTCGGTGAAAATGACGCGGTCGTCCTGGCGGTATTTTTCCGGGTTATCCATCCCGCCGCCGATTCTCATTGCGCCCTCATGTTTCAGCATGTGCAGGCCGAGAGACGACAGCTCGACCACCACGACCCGGCGCTCGTGAAACAGACCGCACGCCGGACACTGCGGGTTTTTGCCGCCGTCACTCAGCACGGCCAGCAGCCCGGACCGGCACAAAGGCTTTACCGGCGCGAGCGCGCTTTCTTCCACGATCCGACGCGTTTCGGCTGCGTGGTTTACGGAGCCCCGATCGTCGATGTTGGCCTCGTCGATAACAGTCATTCCGTGCGCCCCGCTGGTGCTGGATTCCAGCGCAACAGCCACGACAGAAACGGCGTCGGCGATTTCGCGCAGGGCCTGCGCGGTGCGGTCTTTGTAGACGAGAGAGATAGCGAGGCGGAGCTTTGACTCGATGAAATCTTTGTCGGTTTTGTTCATTGTGGTTCCCCGTGGTTGGTATCATTCGATAACGTTTGATAACAATACACACACACACACGGGGGCGCAATGTTTATTTTTTGAGAGGCGGGAGAGTGATCACCCCGGCGTTATAATCATCGCCCGGGAAATCGCTCGATTTCTTTTTCGGTGCCTGGTGCGCGACCACTTTTACCGGCGGCTCCTCCTCGCTGTTTGGCTTAACCAGCGTCAGATCGCAGGAGTAACCCGCGTCGCCGACGTTGTGGCGCACGCTCTTGATAATGTAATCCCCGTCGACCTCGTCATAAACGCCTGTCACGGTCGCCAGCATTTCCGCCATCAGGCGCGGATCGCCGATACACGACAGCGACAGCTCGAGCTCGTCCCGGCTGGCCTTTGCCAGCGCGGATTTTGCCACAGAGAGCGCCATTTCTTTCGACGGGTAGAGCGTCTTTATCCGGCGAACCGGCTCACCTTCCCCGACCTGAACCTCCTGCCGCGCCGCCTTTTTCGTGATGCGGTAGAAGGTGATCACGGTGCCCGCCGTCTCCCGAGTGCTGGAGCGCCAGCTATACGCCGTGAGATCCTCCTCGCGGATATTCATTACCGGTAAATCCTTTCCGGTGGCCGACTTTTTAGATCCGCGCTTAGTGATAGTAATAAAGCCGCCCGCCACCTTGACGACCGCGTCATATTTCTGGCCGACGCGTAATAATAAATTGAGGTCGCTCTCGTCGCTTTGGTCAAAATGAGGTAATTCAATCTCCCCGATTTCGCTGGCGACTTTTGCCGTCATGTTGTGATCGGCGGCGATTTTATTCGCCATCCCGAGGATCGTCGTCCCTTTCTCCCAGCTCCTCGAGACTTGGTTTGTCATGTTCTCTTTCCCGGCTTTAGTCTTGTTAAACACGGCTGCACGGCAAATAAGAGTAACGCGGCACGGCCATGCGTCGATCCGGACCTCGTCAAAAACAAACATCCCCATCGGACGGATGAAATCCTCGTACCCGAGATCGAGCTCAATCTCTGCGCCTTTCGGCGGGATTTTCATGCGGTTTTTTGGATCGTCGTTGGCGAGCACAATCTCGAGAACGTCCGACTCGTAACCGGTCTCGTCGGTGAGGCTCAGGGAGACAAGCCGCTCCCTGATAACCTGAGTTATGTCTTTATTATTGGCCCTGATATTAAACAGGGGATTCATATCGGAACGGATCAGCTCCATAGCGTTACGATCTCCTCGGCTTTGGGCGCTTCCACGTCCGGTAAAATAATATTAATCCCGGCGGAGAGCTCGACGTCGCGCGCCGCGAGGCCCGGGTTAGCCTCGAAAACCGCCTCGACTATCCCGGGATCCGTGTTTCCGTAGTGCTTCCAGGCGATATAGTCGACCGTGTCGCCCTGACTCGTAATATATTCAATCATGAGATTATCGCCTTAATCGCTGATTTGAGAACGCTCCCGGCGCTCACGTCCTCCCCGTGGTGGCGGCGGATTGTGAGAGAAAAGGTTTGCTTGCGGAAAGCTCCGGCCATAGCAAAAACGCTTTGCTCCTCCTCGACCTTTTCAATCAGCCAGTAGCCCATAATCGCCCCGTGTCCGCTTACGAGTAAATGCGGCTGGCCGGTGCCAGCCATCGCGCGGAACTTATCCACCTCGTGCAGACCTCCCCGGAACTCCGGGAAGATCACGCCGCTAAAAGTCATAGAGTCCTCGCCGATGCCGACAAACTGCGACGTCGGGCGCTGGCCGAATCGCTGTTGTGACGGCCATCGGTACTCCGTGGACCGGCTAACCGTCTGAGGGACGGAATTGGTTAGCATGAATTTATATTTTCCCAGCATATAAAGCGCGTTGCTCTGCGCCGCCAGGACGGTTAAAACGTCGCTCATAATGGGGCCCACCCGTCAGCCATGTTAGAACGTCCGGAGTCGGCGGTTTTCGTCTTGAGCGCGCTCACGATGCGCGACGTCAGGGCGTCCGCGCTTTCTCCGGGTTGCTGGTAAACCTTCAGCTCGGTTTTGCTGTTGTCGTTGATCGTGGTGCCGCCGCCACGGGATGCCATAGCGGGGCGCGTCAACGGAACGTTTGAGCCTCCGGAGCTCGCCGTCGTGGGATCCGCCGGGCCGTTGACCGTGTCGTTAATCCAGCCCGTGAGACGGCCCCAGCCGCTTTTGACCGCGCCGCCGACCCGATTCCCTACCGCGTTTGCTTTGTCGATAATGGGGCCCATCTTGTCGCCGATCCACTGCAGTTTCTCGATCAGCCACTCAATCGGCGCGCGTACCATAGCCAGCCCGTCGGCGATCTTCTTGCCGAGCGATTTACCGGCATTGCCCGCCGCGTCGAGCTCCTCTTTCGTGGAGTTAACCGGCTTAAAGAGATCGATAAACCATTTGCCAATATCGACCACCAGACCGCCGAGCCATTTAAACGCGTCGCCGATAGGTCCCAGCGCGTCGCCCAGCTTCGCGAACTCCTCTTTAACCGGGCCGATATTGTCGGTTATTCCCTGCCATAACCCGACCATGTAAGCCTTTACCCGGTCCCAATATTTAATAATCAGGCCGACGCCGATCGCGATAGCGCCCACCAGCAGGCCGATCGGTGTCATCATCATGGCGGTCGACATGGCACGGACGCCGATCGTCGCCATCGTGAAGCCGGTACGCATTTTCGTTAACGCGCCGACTACCTGCAAATAAGCGCCATTAAGGTAATTAGCCCCTAATCGCGCGGCATAGATTGCGACCGTCAGGGAAATAACGGCGGCGGTCGTGCCGACCACTGCCTGAGTTACTTCAGGGTTGGCTTTTGCAAAATCGATCATTGAGCCGACGATAGGCGTCACGGTGTCGAGTAGCTTACCCAGGACAGGAAGCGCCTGATTACCTATGACGATTGACGCCTCTCTGAACCCGCTAACGAGGATCTTTAATTTGTTCGCGGTAGTGGCTGAAATAGAATCGTACTCTTTTTGCATCGAGCCGCCGTATTGCTGCGCGTCTGCGACCTTCCGGAAATTCTCCTCGAGCTGCGGGAGCTGGTCCAGCAGCGGCGCGATAGACTTGATCGACTCGGTCCCGAAAAGCTGCGACAAAATAGCCCCCTGTCGCGCGCGCGGCATACGCTGCACGGCTTTTAGGATCGTTGTCATGGTGGCCTGAGCGTCCTTCTGCATCGACCCCGCGACCTGTTTCGACCCGTAACCCAGCTCTTTTAGCGCCTCTTTCTGGCTCTTTGTCGCTGCTTCGCCTTTGGTGAGGGCGAGCATAAAGTTTTGTATGCCGGTAGCTGCCACCTCGTTCTGTACGCCCATCCCGCGCAGCGTGGCCGCCAGTGCCGCGATCTGCCCTGAGCTGGTCCCCGCAACGCCACCCAGGGGGCCGACGCGCTGGACGATCTCCATGATGTTTTTTGCGCTGGCGGCGGTTGTGTTGCCGAGATAGTTAATCTTATCGGCCAGAACGCCGACCTGATCGAGAGGGATCCCGAAAGCGGATTTCATTTCCGCCATAGACTGCCCGGCCTCGTCCGCCGTCATATCGAACGCGACGCCCATTTTACCGGCCATTTCCGCGAACTTGAGGAGGTCGCTGTTTTCGATGCCGCCCTGTCCGCCAGCGGCGACGAGGTCCGCCACCTCCTCGGCTGCCATTGGGATCCGGCGCGTCAGCTCGAGGACCTGATCGCCCAGCTTCGCAAAGTAGCTATTTTGCTCCTCCTGCGTGCCGCCAACGTTGACGACTTTTTTTATCTCCGCCATTTTTGATTCGAATTGAATCGAGTTTTTTATCGGAACAGCGACAGAAGCCCCGACAGCCAACATCCCACGCAATCCGCCCTCAAGCTCACCGCGCGCCGAGGCGTTAGCGGATTGCCTTTCTGAAAGATCATTTAGTCGTGATTGTGCGGCGGTTGCTTTGTCTATCTGTTTTGCTAAATCGGCATACTCAGCGCGGAATTTCGACACGTCCTTACCCATGCGGGAGAACGTGGCGATCGTATCGGAGAGGGTTTTTTGGCGGCGGGTTAGGTCGGCGATTTTGCCGCCGACCTGGTCGACGTTAGATTTAACGTCGCTAAATGCCCCTTTCAGACTTCCAGCGACTGCGCCGCCGATGGTGATAACCGCGTTTAGCTTTTTATTCGCCATCTTTGGGGAGTCCCTCGGCCCACCATATAAGCTCGGGAACGGTGAACCGTATTAGATCGTTAAATTGCCAGCCGTGGGAAATCATGGGCGTAATATACGCCCTCAGATCTTCCCGGCTCAGTCGATAAAAAAACCATAGCCTTTCTGCAGTCGGACGTAATTTCGCATCGTCATAGATTTAAAATCGTCCGGCGCAAAGTCGCAAAGCTGCGCAAACAGCGCCAGCTCGAACGACGCGCCATTACTGGTGCGGCCCTGCACGGCGAGCTGATCCTCGACCAGCGGCTCGCGCATGGTGACGGCCGCTACCTGCTCGCCGTTCACGGTGTGAGGCTTCGCAAAGGTGATAGTTACGGTGCCGTCCTGGTTGTCTTTGATATAGTCCGGGAGATTTTTGTCGGTCATGATGATTACCTTTTTTGCCAGTGATAAAAGCCCGAGAATCCCCGGGCAGTAATAAAATTAAATGCCGAGCGCGTCGCGCGCGCCCTGCAGCAGATCCACGCCGTCGATGATCTGCACCATGTTGATCACGTCGACCTCATGGATCACGCGGCCGTTATGCGTCAGCTTAACGTAAGAGAGCGCGACGTCCATCGTCAAGGTGGCGGCGGTGCCCGGAGTCAGGTCGCCAGAATCCATCCCTTTAATTTTGCCGCGACAATCCCACCTAATCGGGCGAGATACGCCGTCGATATCTTCCATCTGCCCGCGCAGGTTAAACGCGAAATTAAAGCCCTCGCGAATGCGCCACAGCGCCATAACGTCCGGAGAAAAGTCGATAAGCTGAAAGCCCATGTTTAGCGCTTCGTGACCCATAGTTAACTCAAGCGGGCCATTCATACCGCCGCCGCGAAACTCCTCAGTTACGAGGTTGAATTTAGGCGGCGTGCCCTGCCGGATTTTACCGGCATAACTCTTACCATCGACAAAGAGGTTTAGGTTTTTGATTACATACTCTGGAGCGGCCATTAGCTGATCACCTCGCTGATATAACCGTTAGTCATGTGTGAGCGGAATGTAACACGCTCGGCCGGGAAAGTCGGAGTGAAATCAAAGTCAAAATAAATATGACCACTCGCGATAACTTCCGCCGTATTCAGATCTTTATCCAGCCAGACCGAACCGCCATCGATAGCGCCGATTGATTTCAGGTGGCGGAGGTACGCGTCGATGCCGCCGATCACGTCGTCGACATAGTTTTTCGTGATCCCACGGTCGACGGCCCACAAATGCGCAGCCATAAGCGATTCGTTGATCGCGTCGGAGGTGCGCACCACGGACAGGAATTTCCATTTTTGATCGCTGGAGCACGTCTGGTTACCCCACAGACGGAAACCGTCCTCGCGGATAATCGTCGCGACCTGTTTCTCGTTGAGCCGGTTTGCGCGGCTCGATGCGTCGCCCATCTCGAAATCGATCGCGCGCTCGGTGCCGGTGATGCCGTTGATCACCTGGTTGGACGGTGACCACCAGAAACCGCGCTCGTTATCCGATTTAGCAATCAGACCAGCGACGCGCGGAGAGCTCCATGCGGTTAAGGTGTTGCCGGTGTTGCTGTCGGTGATCAGGCTGCGAGGATCCACGACGTAGACGCGACGAGAGCCGAAATCCTTACGATACGCAATGGCGGCCGCGTCGGTCGTGCTCGGGCCGTCGGCGATAATCACCGCGCCCATGCGGTCGGCAATGCCGACCAGCTCAGCTACAACGGCGTTAGACGTGGTGCCGTAAACGGCGTTGCCCGCTGCGCCAGTGCCGCCGCCGCCGATAAACTCGACAGTAGGCGCGCTGGTGTAGCCGCTGCCCGGTTTGGTGATGGTGACGCCCACGACAGCGCCGTTTTTGATCTGCGCTGTAGCCTGAACGCCGATACCGCCGCCGCCGGTGAATTTAACCTCCGGCGCGCTGGTGTAGTTCTGTCCGCCGTCGGTGATGTTCACGGTTACGATCGCGTTTTCGCGGCGGGTATGCGTGAAGCCCGGGGCGATAAAGATTTTCGGTTTCGCGCCGGTGACCGATTTCGCGCCCAGGAAGCAATGCACGCCCTCGTAAGAGCCGGTGACGCCATTCGCGCCGCCGAGGATGTTGGCGAGCTGCTCGGCTTCCGTCTCAGCGGCGGCAACGCGCACCACCACCACGACCGCGCCAGTCTGATCGAAAATATCGTCCAGCGCCTGCGGCAAGGTGCCCGCGCCGGTGTTGTTCGGATCCAGTTGAGCCGCCTCGATGCGGGAGCCCGCGATCAGAATCGGCTTGTTAAGAGGGAATAGCAGCGGGTTAGCGTTTGGCGCTGTACCGATAAGGCCGATAACGCTCGTCGAGGCGGTCGTGATCGTGCGGATCCCGTCGCTGATCTCCTGTACCTCGAGGCCGTGCAAAAATTCTGATTCTCCAGCCATGTTTAGAACCTCATGAAAATTTAACGTTAAATTGCGAGCTAATAATCGCACCAGCTCGCCGCGCGTACCATGTGCGGGCTGTCAAAAAAAAGCCCTCCACATGGAGGGCGAAATATACCACGGCAAAAACTTAGCGGCTCAACAGCTCTTTTACGTCCGGGTTTAGGGCGAGAAAATCCTCGAGCTTTTTCTCTGCCGTCTGGTCCGGTGCCTGCCGTTTTGTCACGGCGCGCCACGTCGACCCGTTCCATCGTGGGATCTTCCCTTCCGCCACCTCCGGCGGCTCCTCGAGTGTGCTGTTAGGCGGGAGCAGATAAACGCCCGGCTCGAGCGGTGACTCGTCCGCGAGAATGCGGGCAATAAACATCCCTGCATTGTCGAAAGTGTAGGCGTACTTTGGTTTTTCCTCTGACATGGATCCCCCGATTAATATTTAACAATGCCGAGTAGCGCGATATTGCGCGGACGCGTTTCGCTGCCGCCGGTCGCGCCGGTCGTGAAACTATGCTGGTGATCGCCTACGCCGTCAACGGTGACGCTGTGCGAGTGCTGGCCCGCCTGCCCGGTGCCGCCGCTGAAACTGTGCTGGTGATCGCCTGCAGCGCCGATCCCGACGTTGTGGCCGTGGTTACCAGCTCCATCCATCCCCACATTATGCGAGTGATTTCCCTCAGAGCTGGTTAGTGCTTCGCTGCCGGTCTGTCCGCCACCCTGCGCCCACGCACCAGACCCGAGGCCGATACCCCGGATCCCGTAGTAGCCAGCCGATCCGCCATAGTTGCCCGGGTTACGGATGCCGACGCCGTGCTGATGCTGGCCCTGCCAGTCAGTCCATGAGCGGTGAGTGTGGTTACCCTGCGAATCTGTCCAGGCGCTGTGGCCGTGGTTGCCCGCGACGCCTGTCGTCCCGCTGAATGAGTGACCATGCTGTCCGGCCTCTGCAGTGCGCGCGGTGTGGGCGTGCTGGCCTGCGCCGTTTGTGGTGCCGGTGTGCGCGTGGCTCTGGATCATCTGGTCCTGCTTGGATCCCACAGCACGGCCCGCATCCACTCCGCGCCCGTCGTCAGCCATGCGCACGAACTCGCCGCGAGTGTCCGGGAGGTTGAACGTATTAAAACCGTCGCCAGCGCCGAATGTCGTCCCGATTACCGCGAAAAGGTCAGCGTAAACCGTGCGGCTCACCGCTGCGCCGTTCTCTTTCAGCCAGCCTAGCGGGGCCGTCGTGCCGTAAAACTCCGCGTGCGTGCCCGGCGGCGACCACTGGCGGCCCAGCGCGCTAACCTCGGCTTTGCTCAGCACGTCGAGATTACCGCGCGCCGTGGCCTTGTCGGTGACGTCGGAAAGGTTTTTATCGCGCTCGAGCGGTGCCGGTGCCGAGCCAGACGGCTCGTTATTAATCATCTGCGCGATATAGCCTGCAGGGTACGCTTTACCCAGCTTGATTTGTGTCGGGTTGCCGGGGACCTCGTCCCACTCGTTCGCGCCGGAGCCTTTCGGTACGCGCTCGCCGCCGATAGCGTCAGGCGCGCCGATATAGACCGCCAGCCCGTAAGCCGTGGTTTTCGTCAGGTTGATTACGGTCTGGTTATCCGCGAGCGTCTGTTTCTCGCTGATAATGTCCACGCGCACGGATGCGGCCGCCGGATCCTGCCATTCGACGTCGCCGTCGGCGTTTGAGGCTTTGCCGAGGTACTGGCCGACCGTGCCGCCCGGGATCAGCTCTTTCGGCGTGACGTTGTTTTCGATCCATTGCTGCGTGACAACGACCGTATTTGGATCGAAGTTAATATCTACGACGCTGGCGTTTGAGACGTAGAAGTCGACGGCGACCACCACGTCGGAGTAAGCGCCGTCGGTTGGCTCCGGCTTATAGGTGTCAGGCAGTGATCCCACCAGCAGGAGCGCCCCGTTAGCGTCATAAACGCCGACCTCACGCATAACGAAACCGCCAATCGCTGCAGGGATTACCAGCTCGGCCGTAAAGCGCGCCGCGTTGCCCGGATCCTGATAGACCCGGTTAATCGTGGCGCGGTATGTTTCGCGGACCAGTGCTGTTTGTGTCTCTCGCGGTGTGGTCGGGTTACCCGCGCCATCGCCGACGGCCATCGTCGAGAATTTAGCGGCGGTGCCGGTCGCCTCAGCGTTGGCGAGAGCTCGTAATCCCGCCGTGGTATAAAGCATTAAATAAGGCATGTTTTAACGTCCCGTATTAACGGCGGTCGCCCGCCGTATTATTAAACCGCTTCGCGCAAAACAAAATCATCGAAGGTTGAGCCGACGTTATTGGACGACGCCGAGAAGCCGCAAAAGTTGCCCGCCGGGACCGAAGTATCGGTTACGTCCCACTGGATAATGTCGTCCAGGTACACTTTGAGCGAATTGCCTTTAACGACGATTTTCAACGTCTGGCCCTGCGCGCCTGCTTTCGCGTTTCCGCTGGTGCTGATGATCGTCCCGGTCCCGTTCACGCGTTTATAGAGCTGCATTGTAAAGCCATTGACGCTGCCGCCATAAAGCGCCACACGATAACAGTCGCCAGTTTCTGCCGATGCCTTGCGCACGTCGATCATCTGGTTAAGACCAGACGGAACTGCGCCGACGTTGGTTAGCTTCACGGACAGGCTAACGTCAGGCGTCCCGGCGTCCACACAAAGCGACGTTACTCCCTTCGGCGTAAACTGGAGCTCGCCTGTCGAGGTCGAGATATAGGCCGCCTGCCCGCCAGTGCCCGATCCGTTGGTGCCGAGCCACTGTTTCGGCGTACCACCCCGGAAAACGTCAGTGAATGACTGATAAAGCGGAGACGCGCCCGACCCGTCGGCCGGAGGAACGCGGCGGAAAGAGTCCGAGGTGATGATCTGCCCCAGCGCGCCGATTGTCGGAGTGCCTGCGACTGGCGCGCTCATAGCCTGATCCAGTGTGATGATCGTTCCCATTTTTTAGCCCTTATGCCTTGAGGATTGAGCCCTGAACACATTTTTTAATGAATGCGCGCAGGTTGTCGATATTAAAGCGATCCGTCTGGTTGTGCCCGGCGCTGCTCAGCGAGTAGAGCGTTACGTCGTTATGGCTGGATAGCTTGTCGTAAAGTTTGAGGCCGTTCTGTTTAAACGGGACCAGGTCGTCGCCGGTTGAGCCGGTAATCGCGATCGGGATGCCGCGATAATCCGACCAGTCTCGCAACATGGGATCATATCCTGCCGTCTGCGCGCTGTAGTTGCTGCCGTTGCTGGCGATGCCGTAGGCGGCCTGTATCATGGCTTTGCGCTCGCTTTCGTAACGGTCGGCAAGGTTGGCGACTGGATCAGTCAGGTAGAGACCACAAACGCCCGGGATAGCGCGCGTCGTCAGCGCATTAAGCGCCAGCATACCGCCCATCGAGTTTCCCAGCAGGAGAACGCCGCCGATAGGGAGCGTCTTACATGCCATTTCGTAAACCTCGATCATATCCTGAATGGCTTGCGGCTGGCCGTAATGGTTGCCGTGATAGTTGCAGCGGCCCACGACGACGCCCTCGGCTAAAAGCGGCTGGATCCACGTCGGGACGGTTAAGTCGCTGCCGCTGTTTACGCCGCCAACATACAGGACCAGCAGCAGCGGATCCGGTTTGTTGTAAGGTGTTGGCGTGAACGTCAGGCGCGCCGCCTGGTTGTATGTTGCGGTGCCAAAATTCCACGGGCCCTGAACTGCCGACCCGCCGATCGTCTGCCCGTTCACAACGTAACGTTGAGCCA